ACCGTCGAAACCTACCGTGACGAAACGGTTCGCGGCGATGTGGTTCGCGTTCGACATCAGGTTGGCGAAACGGTTCTGTATCCAGAAGCCGGGCACTTGCTCAGCAACATCACCACATAAGGCGTGAAGATATGGGGACCGTGTTTGACTCACACTTTGCCGCAAGCGGGTTCCCGCAGTTGCTTGCCAACTTCGGGGAGTCAATCACGTATCTTCCAACAGCAGGCGGGCGGCGTCCGATCGTTGCCATCGTCGACCGCAACCCGCCTGCTATTTTTGACGCCTCTGGAAATGCTGTTCTGCCGACCGCGACGATTCGCGTCAACAATTCGTGCCGCTCCGGAATCAGTTCCAGAGAGGTCAACATTGGGACGGATCAAATCGAGATGGTGGGCAAGATCGGCGAAACCATACCCAAGACGTTTAGCCTGATGACAATGACCTCGCAAGACTCAGGCGTAACTGTACTGGCACTGATATGACCGAACCGGTTGTTGAGCAAATCATGGCGAACGTCCGCACGAGAATGGCGGCTGCATTCGACGATGTTTACCGCTCGACACGGACAGGTACATGGCAGCCAAAGGATTTGGTTCTGAGCGTTCATCAAGGGGCATTGACACCGAATCCGGAACTGTCGTGTCCAGGAAATCCACCGGCACAAGCATACGACTTAGAAGCGATTGTGGCAGGAATTGTAAAACCGTCTGACGCTTCGACAGTGGCGGTTGACACGTTCAAAAATCGACTTGGGGCAGACATTATCAAGGCGGCCACGGACGCTACAAACTGGCATCAGTGGGGCAGCCTGGCAATGAATACGACAATCGGAACGGTCGAGGAATACATTGAAGAGACTGGCGGTCTGCAGGGCGTTATGGTGCGGTTCACGATCACATTCCGAACAGATGAAAATGACCCATATGAGGTGAGAGGATGAGTATCAGCATTCAGATTGACACTGGTCAATTGAAAAGGCTGATACGGGCCACGGAGCGATCAGGTAAGAAATTTCCTCGGGAGCTGTCAGCGGCCATCAACACGGTGGCAAAGAAAACGCAGGTCAAGATTGGGAAGGACGTGCGGTCAAAAGTGGAGATGTCAGTTGCTGAATCAAAGAAGCCACTGAAGACAAAACAGAAAGCATCTGCACAGTCACCAAAAGCGATTGTCTCAATTGCAAAAACCCGACGACTCGGATTGCAGCACTTCAAAGCACGGCAAGACAAAACCGGAGTCACGTACAAGATCAACAAGCAGGGCGGACGGCAAAGAATCAACGGAGCGTTTCAAGGTCCACGGCCCGGAGTAGTGAAGGCAAGTTGGGGCGGAATTGTTCTGGCAAGGCAGGGTGAGTCGAGATTGCCGATCGTGCATCAGTTGGGCGTGTCGGCGTTTGGCGTGTACGCCAAGAACAATATGGAAAAACAGCAGACGAAGCTGATTAAACAACAACTTCGCGAGCAAATGGAACGGCGAATCAAACTGAACATTCTGCGGGCTGAAGGGCTCGTGTCTAAATAGGAAATCACACAATGTTGCGACGTCGCCGAGTATTTGCCGCCAAGGTTGAAACGACCGTGGGGACCGCTGAATCACTGACTGATGCAGAAGCTGCGTTCAATGCGGAAGACTTCACCATTCAGCCAAGTATCGCAATGACGCGACGGCAGGGGCAAGGCGGATTCAATTATTTGCCGGGTATGCCTGAAGGAATGATGGGAACCTGTACCGTCCGTTTCGGCATGAGCTACAACGGCACCACGCTTCCATCATGGGCGTCGGTCTTGCTTCCGGCCTGCGGATGGGTTGCAAGTTCTTTGGTGCTGTCACCAGTCACAGAAGGTCCTGGCGGATCTGGTGGCGTGAAGACACTGACAATCGGCGAATACAAAGACGGCAAGCTGTCGATTCTTTCCGGAGCGATGGGAACGTGGAAAATCATTGCGGAGACTGGAAAGCAGGCGATGATTGAATTCACGTTCACTGGCAAGTATTCGACCAACGAAACCGACACCGCGATTCTGGCCCCAACATACCCAACGGTTCTGCCGATCCGAGTGGCGGCCGGTGCGTTGACGTGGAACTCGGTTGCGTTGTGCACAGCATCGGTCGAGATCGATTCCGGCAACGTTGTCACCATGAGAGAGTGCGTCAATGCGAGCGATCGCAGCGGGTACATCTCTGCAATCGTCACTGATAGAGCCCCGATCATTACGGCAGATCCAGAGTCGGTTTTGGTTGCCACGCAGGACCGTGACGCACTTTGGCTGACCAGTTCAGCACAAGCGTTTTCCATGCAGATTGGAGCAACTGGAAATTCCATCACGATTGCCGCGCCGAAAGCACAACTCGAAAACAAACAGCAGGGCGATCGAAGCGGAATCGCGTCTGACGATTTAACTTGGCTCTGCACGGCCGGAAGCTCTGCCGATACTGAACTCACTATCACTTTTGACTGATTGATTTATGCCTCGTAGTCTTGATCCAAAGTCCGTATTGACGATGGTTTTGGCGTGCGATCTCGACAAGACGCCACAGCCCCGGATTTTTGCCAAAGCTCCAACATTGAACCAACAGCGAAAGCTGATCGGGCTCATGGGATCGCTGGAAGGCGGAGACCTTGGAGCCAAGTTTGATGCGATCATCGACGCGGCGTTCTCGTGCATTACTGGATGGGAAAACATCGAAATCTCATTCAGCAAAGAAACACTTGGCGACGTGTTGAGCTTGGACGAACTGATGGAGGTGTTTACGTTCCTGATTTCGGCCACAGTGCCGACTGTTGACGATAAAAAAAAGTCAGAGTCGCAGCCCTCCTGAGATGCGGAGAGCTGTGCAAATCGTGCGTCGGTAAGTGCCGGAACGTCGTCACAAAAGAGTATCCAGCAGAAATTGAGTGTCCGGAGTGTGGTGGCGAAACGTGCGAGCATTGCATTGAAGGTTGGTACACGGTCGACGAATGCCCATCGAAGTACATCGGTCAAGAGTTGATTTCAGACATCCAGATAGTTTCAGCAAGTGACCAACATTTGCCAGTTTCTGGCGGGTTGCTCGATCAATCGGCGTGGTGGTTTGAACTCAGGCAACTGCTCAGAAGCGAAGAGCATCGAATCACAGAACAACAAATGAAGCGGCGAGAATAATGGCCAACGGAATCGACTTTGTAATCGGCGGAAAGGATAAGGCCAGCGCGGCCATGCAGTCCGTCGCAAAGTCGATGGCCAGAATGCAGGCTGCGACCGTGGCGTACATTACGGCCACCATGTCCGCTCAAGGACTCAACAAGATCAACGAAGCCTACGACAAACAGGCCGACGCGGTTAAAAAGCTCAACTCCGCATTGGCGATCCGAGGCCAACAAGCGGCGTCTGCAGGAATGCAGGACTTCGCGAAAAACATGGAGAAGCTGACGGGCGTTTCTGATCAGACAACGCTCGGACTAATGCAGCAGGCTCAATCACTCGGATTCGCCACGGATAAAATGGACGATGCAGCCAAGGCTGCTATTGGGCTGGCAGCGGCGACCGGCAAGACTGCAGAACAATCTTTGGGCGATATGAAATCCGCACTCGAAGGCAACTTTGACGCCTTTGTCGGACTGAATCCGCAGATCATGTACATGCGGACGAATCAGGAAAAGATGGCCGCGGTGATTGCTATTGCCAATCAGGGACTGCAGCAGCAATCGCAGGATATGGGAACCGTTTCAGGTTCTGGGCGTCGTGCTGATTCTGCCATCGGTTCATTGATGGAATCGTTTGGCAAGATTATTGCACCAATTCGGGTGCTGATCAATGCAGGCATTTCGCAACTGGCCACTGCGCTGGATTCGCTGCTTGTTCCAATCGTTGAATATGCCACGCAGGTTCTTGAAAACATTGGCCCGGTTATGGAGTGGGTGCAGAGCAAAGTCGTTGCAGCAATAAATGTGATTATAGGCGCGTTCACGTTTCTCGAGGTGATCCTGACAAACCTTGGCGATGTTTGGGAGATTGTGAAAGCGTCTGCGGAATTGGCAATGGTGTATGCCGCCGAAAACATTCGCCACACACTCACGGAAATCATTCCGGCCTATGCTTCATGGTTTGCGGAAAACTTCATCAATCTGATCAAAGACGCATTCAACGGCGTTATCGCGGTCATCACAAACGCTGGGCGAATCATCGGCGAAATGGTTTACCAGATCTTTGCGTTCATTGCCTCTGGTGGCGAAGGCGGCATTGAAGGGCTAATGTCAGGGCTTGGACAAGCCGCCAGTATCAGTTTGCTCGACGGGTTCAAGTCGTCGCTGACGTCACTGCCGGAAATCGCTGAGCGACAATTGACCGCGCGGGAAAAGGATCTTGCTGACAAGATCGGGGCGGTAGGCGGAAGGCTCGGGCAAGAGTTTAGCGATAAGATGGCTGAACGAATGGTTGGAGTTGGGTCCACGCTTAGCGATGAAGTTAAATCGGCGACTGTCGGAATCAATCTGCAAGGGCGTCCGGCGGTAATGACGCAAGGCATTCCTGCTACTGAGGGACGGCTTTTGACGCGAGGACCAGCGTTTTCCCTGCCAAACATTCTTGAGGAAATTCGCAACCTGCTAAAGAACCCGCCAAAGCCACCAGAGAAGCAACGCATTCTTGTACGGCTTGATGATGACCAGATGCGAGTCTGGGATAGGGTTGAAGAAAACACCTCCAACACGGTCCAGATGGAGGCGATAGCATGAGTGGCAGTGTATCTGACGTAACGCAGATGTGGAGCCGTCGCGGAGGATCGTTTACGTCTGAAAAGTTCGACACGTTCGCAAACAACTGGACGCTGCAGGAAGCGTATCAGGTAGTGCACACGGTCGACACGGACCAGAAAACAATCGTTGAAGCTGCGGGGATTCCGGCCTATGGTGCCACACATCCGGCAGTGGCAGGCAGTTATGTAGAAAAAAAGGACGTTGAAGTCGTCAGCCCGATCATGTCAATCGTAAGTGTCGGCTATCTCGGCATGTCGTTCGACGCTGGAGACGTAGAAGTTGAATGGAGCGATGCAGCCACCTCGGAGCCAATCGACCGCGATATCAACGGACGTGCGATTCTAACGGTCGCTCAGGAACAGGTCGAAGGGCTCACTGTAGAAATAGCGGATCAAGTCGTTGTCATCCGTCGCCGGTTTGTGACGATCAATACCAACTCAATCGCAGCGTATCGCCATGCGGTCAACTCAGACACGTTTCTCGGCTGGCCTCCCGGAACTGCGAGACTTGTCGGGTTTCAGGCGCGAAGCCGATTCAAATACAACGCGCCGCTCGAGCTTTGGGATGTGACAGCACGAATTCAGTTCCGATATCCGTACATGGGCGCGACGGCTGCTCAGGCGTGGTACAAGCGATGGCGACATGAAGGGCTGCTGGTTCTTGGAACAGCAAACGACATTTCGACACGCCAGCGGGCACGTGATGGGTTAGGACAGGAAGTCAGCAGGCCGATTCTGTTAAAGGAAGACGGCACGCAGGAAACAAATCCTGACAACGCCAAGTTCTATTACACGCAGGTCTACAACTCACTGCCATACTCAGGCTTGGGGCTACTCTAATGGCAAACGCTGTCAAATTCACATCGACACTTCAATTCTGGCGTGACTCAGTCGTCGTCAATAATCCGCCGCAAAAACTGATCGAGACCGCAACAACGTCAAACCTGAAGACCGAGAACACGCAGGTTGTCGGAACAACTCACGAAGCGGTTGCGGCCGGAGACGTGACAGACTCCGCAATGGCTCACATCGAGAATTTGCACGCGACGGCAATTGTTTCTGTCGGAGGTGATTCAGGCGGGTCATTCGTTCCGTGGTTCACTATTCCCCCAGGCGAACGGGCACACCTTCCACGAGTCAGTGCACTGGCATCGACTTATCTGAAGTCAGACACAGCGTCAACGAATGTGCAGGTCACACTGATTAAGATTGCATCGTAATGGAACGAATCGGCGTAGTCTCTCCGGAGCAAATGCACGCGATGTGGCAGGATTTCCTGACACGTCAGCAGCTTGGGCCGCAACTTCGCTACAACTTCCCAGACCGCAGGCCTGTCGAAGACGTTTCACCGCACAGGGTAAAGGTCAAGAACGACAGCGGCGAAATCATTCCAGCGTTTGCCTGTATGCGAATCACGGGCGTTGAAGACATCGGCGGCCAAACTTGCATCAAGGTTGAAAAGCCGACATCGACAGATGGCGAGTTCCTGTTCAATTCCCAGTTTGCAATAGCAGTTCCAGCGACTGGAGAACTTGGCGTTGGATGGGCGTATCGCCACGGCATTGTGACGATGCTGGGCGATGAGCCTACAGAACCGGGGGCAGCGTTTGGGCCGATCGTTGGATCATGGGAGATTGAAGAGGGCGGGGATAAATTCGTTGCATTTGGGCGGCACGATTTTAGTGAGCGGGCGCTGGTTGGGCGGTTTAATGGGGGTGGTGCGGGCGGCACGCACGAAATCTGGTTCGAAGTTCTTTCCGTCACATGCGAAGCCGATGGCAGGAAAGTATTGTACTGCGAACCAGTAGACTACACAGGATCATGCACGGGCCGAATTCCCGGAGCAGACGAATACGGAAACGTCGAGGTAACGGCAAAGTGCGATGGCCTTGACCCGTATCCAGTTGAGTGGCTTGAGGCCGGTGGCAGAGTCGGGCGAGCGACATGGTTTTTCCCGCGAGGTGCGGAATACTGCGAAGCAAGATGGCTCCTGGACAAGATCTGCGGTAGTCCTCAGTGTGGGGGCGACTGATGGGGCCGAGCTTCTGGGAACCGGGCGGATCTGATCCAATACATAAATGCGATGAGCGGGTATCGAATACTTGCAGTGATGAGACAGATGGATGCTGTGGCCTTATAGCCTGCGACTACTGCGTCACATGGGAGCCAGAAACAGGCACGGGCGACACGGCAGAGACAACATTTGCCACAAACGCATGGACCGCCACAATCGCCGGTGCTGCATGGCTCGGGTTTTGGGAACGCAACTACGAAACTGGCGAATGCGAATTTGTCGTCACGCTTGACGGCACAGAGATCTATCGCAAGTCATGCTACGAAGGCCAAAGCTGCCGAGACTCTAGTGATTCAGCCGGAGCAACGATCGGCGAAGTATCTGGCGTGATCTCATGGACGAAGTACGAAAAGCGTCCGCTCCAATACGTGCAGGACGAAGAGACAAACTGCACGGTGCATTTCTGCGACGATTGCGAATGCTCTGTAGAATGTCTTTGCGTCACTATTACCGAACCTGACACTACAGAAACGAAGGGCGAGATTTGCGACACTGCCTATGATTGCGAGCCGCCATTGTGGGCTGGCACAGTCGGTGCGTTTGAACTGTCGATCGCATTGGGCCGCGATGAATACGGACGCTGCATCATCACAGGGACTGTGGGAGAGGAAGAGGCGGAACCTGTTTTGTTTCCGGGGTGTGCTGATGCGTCAGCGACGATTACGCTCGGCGATGGGACCACGATTGCAGTCAGTGCGAAAAAGTGCAGTTGTGATGAGACAACGCCAGAGGATGTCTGTAATCCATGCCCACCGGGAACAGTTTACCCGTGGGCGGTTACGGTGACGTTTAACGAATTAGGTGTTTCGGCCGATGCTGCAAATCAACTAGATCCCGATCAGGACGGTGAAACAACGTTCAACTATGCGGTCGAAGGCGATTACGGCGGATACATTATTCAAGCAAACTTCGGGGAATGTGAAGCAAACGTCGCAATTTCACAGGGAGCAACAACGATTTGCACGTTTTCTGGGACTACCGGCGACGGCATTTCAATGGAGGCGGTTGATTGCCCCGGCGATACGCTTACACTGATTTACACAATCACGTGCGAAAACGGATCGACATTGACAGTGGTAATTAGCGGGTGACGTAATGAAAGATGCAGCGATCGGAATTTGTGCGGCTCTTGTTTTGCTGTGCTGCTTGTGTTTTTCAGGCGGTGGCAAAGGCCCGACGTTACAGGGAGTCTTTGAAGACTTCGAGCAATACAAGGCGAACAGGTTGCAGCAGGAACAGATTGAACAGGCCAATCGAACAATGAAAGCATATAAGGCCAGCCTGAATGCGTCCAAATGAAATGACCGTTGAGCAGCGTGTTGAGTGGGCGAGAAACCTCGTGGCATCTCGGCAGGCGTCCGGCGTTTCGCGAATTCCAAAGTTGCGAACCTGCAAGCCAAAGCCACCCCGTGAACCAGTCGGCACAGCACTCGCAGCACGAATTGAAGGACTAATCGGCGTCAAGGCAGGCAAGGGCTGCAACTGCAAGGATCTCGCGGCAAAGATGGATGCGTGGGGCGTTGTTGGGTGCGAAAAGAACCGTGCGGAAATCGTTGCAGCACTTGTGGCAAATCGGAGCGTGCTGGTAAACGCATTGAGATCAGACGGCGGATGGAATACGTGGAGCGTAGTCCCGCGATGGCTGATCATTGGAGTTGTCGAAAGCGTACCTGACGCAGTGCTGAAACAGGGGGCAGAATGGCTGTTGTCAAAAGCCATTGAAGACGCAAAGGCAATGGCCCCACCTCCACCGATTCGACGACAGCCGAAACCGAGACAGCCAAGACCACCACGAGAGCCACGCCAGATCTCTCAAGCCGGAGCAAAGCGTTTCCTCGGTTCGCTCAAGAAAGAGCAGGACCGGCTTTTTGCAATCAATCAACAAGCCCCACCACCGCAGCCAGACCCGTTCGTCGGCACTCCTGTCATTCACTTCGGTGCTCACCTGTGGCCGGTCAAAGGCAACTGGCAATGGCATGTAGACCTGTGGAATCAGCAGGCACGGATAATCAACGGGCGGTCATTCGTTGGCGTGGCAATCAGCCCAGAGACAGACTCATTCGAAACGGTCCGTGCTGCTTTGCATCCGTCGATCGAGGTTCGGCAATTCGCGAACACATCGGAAGGCGAGAACCATACCTTCCGCTGGTTGCAGGAAGTCGTTCCACAAGGACAAGACGATATCCTGATTTATTGTCATGGCAAGGGCGTCAGGCAGCACACAGCGGCATCTGAGGCGGTTCGGCGATGGTCCGAGGCGATGTATCAGACTGTCGTTTTCAATCACGCAACGATTGTCGAGAAGCTCGCAGCAGGCTACAAGAACGTCCATTCATTCCGGACGTTTGGGACGCGGCCATTGAGCCCGATAAACCGCTGGCATCCATCGGGGACATTTTTTGCGGTCCGGGCAAAACATCTCAGCGGCAAGTCTGTTAAAGCACGCTACGGTGGCGTTGAGGCATGGTGCGGTGATCATTTCAAAGCGTCTGAATCATGGTGTGAATTTTACGATAATTCGATGTTCACGACGCTGTATGATCACAAGGCGAGCCGGGAGCAGGTTGCCCCTGCTTTGATTGAATGGAACCGATTGCAAAGGTACGAGCGATGACACCAGTTGAATGCATGAAGCTGCAACTTGATCGTGGTTTTTCATGCACGCTCGGATGCGGTGAGCTTGAATCGATTGGCCGTAATGTATTGCTTGATTTGTGTCTGCTAAATCGATGGGATTCATGGCTGCGAAAATCAGATTACACATCCGGAGGACGAATGCAGATATGGAAGCACAGTCACTGGTGCGGGAACGGATACTACGATTGCGAATTCGAAAAATTTATTGAGTACCATTCACCGGATGGGAATCTGTTCAAAGTCAATCAATCATTTATAGATGCGATGCACTTTGCGGAGAACATATAATGTGCAGCACATGGGGGCGAAACTTCTGCCGACAACTTCCAGAGGGCAGCGTAAAGGGCAAGCAGGTGCTGGAAGTCGGCGCGACGGACGTCAACGGATCGTGCCGTCCGTGGATCGTTTCGCAGTTACCAGCGAGTTACATCGGGACCGACATGGCAGCAGGCCCGAACGTCGATCTGGTTTGCCGTGGGGAGGATTTGCCGTCGGTTGTTGGTCCTCGTTCACAAGATCTCCTGATATGCACAGAGGTTCTTGAACATGTAGAGGACTGGTTCACGTTCCTTGTGATGATCTGGTGTGTCATAGATAATGGCG